CGCTCTTTAAAAAGAAGTCATCCCCAAACTCGAAGAAGGAGAACAAAATCCTTCTTTGCCAAAAACTATCGGTGTTTCTCTCGTTATGTCTGCTGAAGGCAACATTGAGGAGAGATAAAATCCGGGTGATTCCCAGAGCCAAATCGCTGAATGGTCACAGGGCCGTCTCAGCGCTGGCCTCCATTTGACGCGTCATGCTTATGCTGGCTGCGTCATCGAAGGACTTCCGATAGGTCCTTTAGAGGAGCCTCAACAGTGGATCCTTGATCGAAGGATATAACTGGGCATTGATGGAACGGAGAATACTATTAATAGTATTGATCTAGACCTCATGCTAGCTTCCGAGGTTAGGAACGGTTTGAACAAACCTATGGTTTAGGGCCATATTCTTTCTCACATTGATCGTTCTCTCGGTTAAGACGCTCTCGACTAGTGGCGCAAAGACTAAGGTGAAGCACGAAGGTGTACTATCCGTTAGCTATAGTTTTATAACTAATGGAGGGATCAAGGAAATAAGTATATGAGTGATCTGGCGCTGGCTCATCTTTTCTCTTCCAGGTTCTTGGAATCCGGTCTCGGCTCTCCTGATCTTTTTTAGAAATATCTCGCCCACTTGCATAAGATGCATTTTAAGGCTGCTCTCGGTATTTAAAAATAGGCCAAATATCAGCAATAATTTGGAAAGCAGGTTGAAGTTGTCTCCTCAACTGGCTCTGGCTGGCCTGCCACTTGTTAAGCTTATGGAGCAGAACCTTCTGGTGTCCTTGATTAAAATGAATTTGTTCGTTCGCTTTAAATTAATAGAAATCCTCATTTCGTCAAGCTTTATCGTGAAGCAATTTTCGCCCCGAGATAACCCGAGCTTTAACCGGCCGCACCATAATAATAAATCGTAACGTCCAAATAGATGGTTATTTAGAAGAATCCCGGTCCGGTTGATTCCTAATTGGCTATTTAACAGCGATCTGAAGTCCTTTCCTCCTCTTCTTCTAGTTTCTGGTTCTGTCGTTGCTTTTGTTTTCTGCTGCTCTTCTGTCTCGCTGTGGCTCCTTATCTTATCTTTTTTGTAGAATTCTTCTCTCTTTCTATTGGTTTTTATAATAAGAAGATTTTCTACGTTGGAGCTAGGTAAAGAACCTACAATCTTGACCCCTCGGACGGCCGCGACATAGATGTTGCCCCCCGGAACGAAAACAGGATTTAACGTGTTATTCCCCATAACTTTAAATATTTTCGCACTACCATTTAGGGACGGAATCTGGTTGATGTTCCGGACTTTAATTCTAATAATTGTGGCTTTGCTTTGTTTCTCTCTCTGTCCGGTATGGATCGATAATTAGATGATGAGAAATAGTTTCGCTGTTTTTAATAAGGATTAGATGTCACGTCGTTACCAGACTTTAAAGCTTATACCGTGCTGGTCCAGATGTATTAGCCCGGTTATGTTTCTGGACGTTTGAAATTATAGACTGTCGTTTCTCTTTGTCAATACTTCAGGAAAACTGTTTCGCGAAGTCTCTAGGTTTTGGCCCAAGTGTATATTTTGGACACTTCTGATGTTATGGGTCATATCTATTTGAATGAAGACATTTTCTAGGAACAGGATTTTTTAGACGAAATTAATTTTTCTCTTGCTGTGTTTAAATAATTTTAAAACGTTTAACCTGATTTTTTGGCTCAGATTTTTGCCGTGTCGGCCTACGATGAATTTTAGAGGGTCATTTATACCAGCGATCCGTTGCCGATTGTTGCCTTGTCTGCTCTCCCTTATTTATAGCACGCCACCGATATGTCTTCTGCTGCTAAACAATAAAAAGCAAGTTTTCCTTAGTTCGTTTCCAGATTGGGTCCTTAATTTACCGGTTTGCGTCATGCTGCGGTTTAGGTTTATTCTAGCGATCGACGCGCAGCCTAATGTTTTCAAGTTGTTTAGGCCGAAATTCAAAAACTGTAACATTCTCAGATTGATAAATTCGTTTAAGACAAAGTTGTTCCTGTTTCTGCAATGGCTCCTGTTTCCGTAGACAGTGATGATGAATGGGACTTTGGTTAACATCCTTTACCTCCCGAACTGACGGACATGAACGACCGTTAGTTGTAAATGTTTGCAGCATCAGCTTAAAAACAAATTAAATAGGCTGTTACGGTCCCCGATACTAGAGACAAAATTGATATGGATTAGTCCTTTGACGCAGAATAGTTAGCTAAAGCTATGGTGTAGCATT